TCCACATCAAAGATGTCCCCGAAGGTTACGACATTAACTTGGCTATGCGCTTCAAGTGTATCCTTGATTGTCTTGGTTAGATTGTAGAACTGCCTCATTTTGCTTTTAAGAGTTTGCTTTCCGTTTCTTGTTTGTGCTTTTCAAAGGAGAGGAAGGTAAGACATTGATGAAGGGATAGTCTTCCAACATCATCAAATCGTCTAACATCTCCTTGAGCAAGGGAATAGAAGGTTGAATACCATCCCCATCGTTTGTTGAATTGTCCTTGTGCGGAGTAATCATCTTGGCTTGACCCTCCAAAGAGGTCAGAGTAGCCATCAAGAGTTCTTTTCCTAAAGTCCAAAAAAAAAGTATAGAACCTATTACCACATCCATTGGTGCTTCCTTCATTAGGTCGCAGTATTTAGTGGCTGATTCATAGTCTTCAATGTCGTATCGCTTTCCGCTCTTTTGTGTAACTGGACGATATAGTACCGCCATTGTCTTATGTAGGTTTTGAGTGTCGCTCATATACGAGTCAAGGTCTACAAACTCCCCATAAGTGATATCTTCTAATGAGGGGATGAATCCAAACTCTTGCCCGTTAAGCGTAAATCTCTGCGTCAAGGAGGGTTTGTCCTTCATCATAGCAGATATGTGCTTAAAAACGCTTGAAATATCCTTAAAGCGAATGTTCGGTAGTTTCTCCAACGGCACATTGCAGAATATCTCTAACATCTTCTTTGTTAGAAACTCCTCGTCACCTTCCAAACGAGCAAAGCGTTGATACTGCTCAAGGGTAATCTCCGATAACGAGGTGGGTACAATGACTTTTAGTTCCATCAACTAAATAACTTTTAAATGTTAGCGTATCGCATAACGCCCATAGTTGGGTCGGCTCATACGATTAAAGGTAGCGTAGCGTGTTGCATCTATGGCGTGGTTGAAGGCATCAATGGGTTTGTTTAGTAGATTTCCGTTCTTGTCCTCTTGCCACTTGTAGTTCTGCATCTCACGAATCAGATTCTTACTGTCCTTCGTGATATGTATCTTGTATCTCTTGAGGATGTCTATACCCGCCATAATGGAGTCAGCACCCTTTGCCGTAGGCTTGACATTCCAACCCATCCTATGTAGTTCCTCAATGCTCTTTGGTTCGGCACTATCTGCCCATATCTCATCAAACCTTGTGAGTCCAAGTTCCGTTAGTTTTTGGGCTATGTCTTGGTTTGTTAGATTGGTATGGTAGAGCAACTCTTGGATGTATAGGTTCTCACCATCTAAAGAAACCCTTACAAGCGATGTTGGGTCGTTGGTGAATCCGAAGTCCATTCCTAAAGAGATGACCTTTCCTTTGGCTTCTTCTGCTATTTGGAATTGGAAGATAGTAGCCCTTGACATACCGCGCTCACCCAAGCCATAGATTCTCCAGTAATCTTCATCGGTGCTTTGTAGCCTCTCAATCTCATCTACAATAGTTCGGTCAAGGAAGGGGTTGTCCTTGTAAGTGGATTGGATGTAGGTGACATCATCACGAGTGAGAAGTCTATCATAAATCCAATGGAATGAATCTGAAGGGTTGTAATCAATCCATATTCTATCGGTAGTACGGACAAGCAACTGAAAGAAGTCCTCCCAAGTCAGTTCGTTAGCCTCATTGCAAAATAGAAAGTCACGCCTTGCTCCCCGTTTCTTTTGAGGTTGGTCTAATGAGATGAACTCAAATAGGTTTCCGTTAAGGGTATATGTGTAGTCTGATTTGTTGTGTTTCGCTTCGTCATATAATCCATACTTGTTTAGGATATCAAAGAAATCCCGATAGGCGGTCATTTTAAGAGATGGGAGGGACTTTCTCACTATGGAGAATACCTTGCCCTTCTCCCTAAAGGATAATACGATTAGGAGTTGTAAAATGGAATAGGTCTTACCGCTACGAGTACCACCTTGATTTATGATGATTTTTGTTTGGGCTTCCCAGTTCTTCTCAAAGACTGGCCCGTAATCAATCTTTAGGCTTGACAAAATTCAAGGTGATTTCGGTTACTCCTTCATCTATCTCGTGCTTGTTCTCTACCCTTGCAAGTTTAGGGGTTGTGTATTCAGCCATCTTGTTGAGGATGTCCAATGCGCCCTTCGGGTCATCTGCAGCTACCTCCGTCAACCAAGTGGTCATATTCTCCAAGTTGTCCTCAAGGAGTTTTTGAAATGCCTCTCGTACTTTATTGGTTGTCTTGTTTGGAGTACCCTTTGGTCTTCCTCCTTCGTGTCCTGCTACGAACTTTCCAGTATTATCTCTATCAGCCATTTTTATCCATTGTTTATGGAAATAACTTTTTATTATGGATTTCTTGTAGCCATTCCTTGTGATGCTTTACATCTCCATAGGTGATATGGCAATTTCTACATAGAGCCATTAGGTTTTCTATTGTATCTCGGTCTTCCGAACCTCCCATACCTCTTGCCTCTATATGGTGGATGTCTACGGCTTGTTTGTTACATACCTCGCAGGGAATCCAATCGGTAGTATCGTAGCCCATTCCTTGTAGATATATTTTGGTATGTCGCTTCATAGGTGCATTCCGTTCTTGCTTACGATGCTAACTCCCCACCACAACCATCCGATGCTAATGCATCCATCGCAAATTACTGAATCGTAGGTGATAGAGATGTGAGGTAGCAAATGTACGCTTCCTATGTATTTGAATGTTTCAATGCTCATAATCTATACATTTTGACATTAGCCGTGTAAGCACTATGCTCACAATCACGGGCGAAGGTGATTGCCTCCTTTTCAGTTGAGAATGTCATTCGGGCGTTTAGTAGCCAAGTTCTCTCCTCAATGTATTTGTCATAAACTACCAAGTAACTCATTTCTCTTTGGTGTTAAAGGTTTCATTGTACTGCTTTGCTTCATCTAAGTACGATACAATGTGTTTGGTGTCGTGGTGGTTTGTTTCTCCCATCTCTCCAGCTTTAAGTACATCTTCTTTGGTGTACCCCATCTGCTCCTTCTCCATTTCTTTGGCTCTGTTTATAGCATCCATCAACAATAAATCACGTATACTATTTGTGTCCATAGGTCCAAGAACATCACTAAGTTCTTCTACCAACCAATCTACTGCTGTTTGTTTCATTTCTCGGTGGTGTTAGTCATTAAAAAAGTTTGAAATCAATACAATTAACCATATAGGCGAACTGCAAATTAGTCCCAAAGCAATGCTATCAGCCAAAGGTTTGGTGATATATGAGAAAGCGCAAAAGAGTAACGCAATACCAATAGCAATCGGTAACCCTGCGTGATTCTTCAATCGTGAAAAGTAGTTTTTCATTTCTCGTTGGCTGTGTAAGATTTTACCACTTCCTTTGCTTCTTTAGCAAGCTCATTTAATGCCATATGGGTATCACTTCCACGCCCATAGTTCGCTTCTTGCATTTCGATTATAGCATTCAGCATTTCGATTGGTGTTTTCATTTTATCGCTGATATTAAAGGTTATTTTATAATCATAGGCAATCTTTTCGACCTTGTCATCGCTATGCTTGAGGGTGAAGTCAACGATAATCTCCTTCTCCTTCTCAAGTAGTAGCTTCTCATCTGCTAAAAGTGCGTTTACTATTTCCTTAGCGTTCAGTCCCGATTTAACTAAATCATAAACAAGTTGCATTGCTGTCTTTTCCATTTCTCTAAAATTTGATTGGTTTTGTTTGCCCTCATTTAACCGCATCGGGCTTCTCGGTTTATTTCTCGTTGGTGTTAAAGGTTAATGTTCCAATACCAAAGTAGCCACCCAAAGGAGATTACTTTTCTTGGAAATTTAATGTATGCGATGTATGGTAGAAATTCAAAGCCATCTACTCTGTGGAAGGTTAATTTTTTCATTTCTCTTCGTTGTTAAAGGTTTCTATTTCTTGTTTTACTTCATTCCAAAATTGAACTGCCCTATATTCCGTAAAAAAAGTTTGCCCATTTGCTGTTAATCCAAAGCTATTTAATATCTCATCAACTGCAATCAATGCACATTGTTTAGCGTTAAACATTTGCATTTCATCAGAATAAATAAACCCATCTTCAGTTGTTCCCTCGTTTGACGCAAAAAAAATAAACATTTCTATTAGTTCTTTTGCTTTCTCTTTAGGTGTCATTTCTCTTTGGTGTTAAAGTCCATCATTAGAGCATCATTTTACACTTTGTGATGCTTTTATCTTACACTTTGAGCCGAATATGGTTCTTTTATGGC